AACCTTGATGCTATCTACAATGGGTGGAGCGCTTCAGGAGTGCAGCCAAATAATTTTATAAGTTTTGGCACAGCTAAATATACATTAGCAGCTTCAGCAGGTAGGGCTATACTTACAGGTGTTAATAATTGGAATATAACAGACGGGGGTATATAATGACTGGGAAATTTAGCAATCAGGGCGACATAATACCAGCTGGCACTGTAATACATACGTGCCCTGCTAACAACATAACAGAGATTGCTAGCATGAGGTTTAACAACTCAGTTAGCAACTACATAATAGATGTGTATAAGTATGACAGCTCTATATCTGCAAATGTCCAGCTATATACTAAGAGTTTAACACTCGGAGATACTATCACTGACAACATGTTGTACATACTAAACCCTGGTGACTATATATACGTAGAGTGTGATGTAGTTGGCACAACATATATTATAACTGGCCAAGACATGCCAAATATAAACATGATAAGATAATGCAGGTAGTTGATGCGAATGGCAACATGTATGGTGACGACAATTTAGAGATAAATGACGTAAACGGTAAGCCTAAGACTACTGGTGGTGGTGGCGCCACTCCACTTGGATATTATGGAGCATGGCAAGATGATATAACTCAAACTGCTGCTGCTAGTAATACAGGATATGCAATGATTTATAGAGTTACTGATGTTACTCCTAGTGGTATATCAATTGTTAATAATGGCAGTGGAAATCCTACAAGAATAACATTCGCAAATACAGGTATATATAACATTCAATTCTCTTCACAATTTCAAAACCTAGCCAATTCTCCACAAGATGTAACTATATGGTTAAGAAAAAATGGTACTGATGTAGTAGGTAGTTCAGGAGTTGTAGGAATGGAGGCGAGAAAAAATCCAGGAGATCCATATCACACAATAGTAGGTTGGAATTATGTATTAAGTGTAGTTGCAGGAGAGTACTATGAATTAGTATGGAGTACAACAGACCATATACACGTAGAAATGCACTCTTATGCAGCAGGTTCTCCTCCTCCATCAGCAGCATCAGTTATTTTAACTGTTACACAACAGAGTGGTATAATGGCAGGTACGGGAATTACTGCACTTAATAGTTTAACTGGAGCTGCTCAAACATTTGGTAACGACACGAATGTTACTATGGTATCATCTGGGACTAATCATGCAATCACATGGGCTGGTACTCTAGCTGATAGTAGGATATCTAGTGCATCAACTTGGAATGCTAAGCAAGATGCGTTAGTAAGTGGTACTAACATTAAGACCGTTAATAGTAATAGTTTGCTAGGTAGTGGTGACATTGCTATTACTGCTAGTGCAGCTTGGGGAGGTATCACAGGTACGCTATCTAGTCAAACAGATTTACAAACAGCACTAGATACTAAGCCTACCAATAAGCTAGCTGTAGGTACTAATGTAACAGGTACTACAGGATCAACTATAAGTGCAAGTGCATTACTTCCTGCTAATACTTTATTAGTTGGTAAGCCTTGTATGATACATATTAAGGCTAGAGGTAGAAGGGTATCAGGTGCTTTAGGAACTATTACAAGTGGGATATATAGAAACACAAGTCTATCTTTAATAGGGGGAAATCTTATAGGTTCAATTACTATGACTACTACTAATACTTTTGCTATGCTTGAAAGGCATTTGTTTTGGGATGGTGTAGCTAATATATCAGTACAAACACCAGGTACTTTAGTTAGTGATATGATTAACACAGGTTCATATTCTACTACCGTTATTAACCCTACAGTAAATAATTACTTTATCTATTATATTACTTTAGCTAATGCAACAGATACAGGGCAAATACAATGGGGCTTGCATATATTATATACTTAATTTTCATATCTTTGTATCTATGAAATACTTGCCAATCTTATTTATATTATTGTACTCATGTTCAATGGAGAAGAGGCTTGCCAAGTATTGTCCACTGTGTGTACAGAAAGATAGTACTGTGACAGTAATACAAGTTAAAGATACTACAATAACTATTCCTGGAGAAACTATTTTTTTACAAGATACTTTATACTGTGATTCATTAGGAAATGTTATATCTAAACTAACAGGAGAGTTAAGAGATAAGGATGGTAAGTTAGTTAGTCTGCAAACTAAACTTCAAAACAATGTGTACTACACAAAGGCCAAAGTTGAAACTATTTATAAGACTATAAAGGGCAATGACATTATAAAAACCAAGATTATAACTAAGACACTTAAGCCAGAGAGAATAAAATTTATACCATGGTGGGTAAATTTCTTAGCTGTTCTTGGGGGTATTGTATTCATTATATTGTTAGTGTATATAGTAATAAAAATTATTAAAAAAACATTAATGCCTATCTAATGAGAATGCAACTAGCTATACTGTTAACAACTATACAGAAATCAATCGTACAATTATTAACGGTAGTTGGTGCCTTCTTCCTTCCCATATCTGGCATCTTATTTTTAATTGGTTTCGCTATAATAGTGGATACGCTTACAGGTATTTGGAGGTCTAAGAAGTTAAATATACCGATTACATCTAGAAAACTTTCGGCTATTATTTCTAAGATGATGCTGTATGAGGTAGCTGTTATTGGTTTCTATCTGATAGATTATTGGATCCTCAATGATATCGTCATGAAATTTTTCTCAGTACCATTAATGCTCACAAAAATCCTATCACTAGTGCTTGTAAGCATCGAGGCCATCTCTATCTCAGAAAATTATAAGAGTGTAAAAGGCATCGACATATGGTCTGCTTTTAAACGGTTACTCGCAAGATCAAAAGAAATAAAATCAGATATAGATGGAGTTAGATATAAAAAAGATAGTTCAGAGTCGTCTATCTGACGATCAGTACTTTCAAGACATTCACAAAAAAACACAGATATACTTGCACCATACGGCTGGTGGAGGGAATGCAGTTTCAGTTGCAAAATACTTTCAGCAGAAGGAGGGTCGTGTAGCTACTGCATTTGTTATTGGTGATAAGGGCGCAATCGTGCAATTATTTTCTTCAAAGCATTGGGCATATCACCTTGGCTTAAAGCCAGAGGTATTTGCTGAAATGGGTGTTGCGTACAAGAGCCTAGACAAGATATCAGTAGGCATTGAAATTTGTAACTATGGTCCATTGAAGAAGCAGAACGGAAACTTTATTAATTACGTAGGAGGAAAGGTTGATAAGAGTCAAGTAACTGAGCTTCCAGAGAAATATAAGGGCCATATATACTGGCAAAAATATACAGACGAACAGATTGAGTCCACAAGACAGCTGCTTGTTTACTTGTGTGACACCTATGGTATATCTAGAGAGTATAACGACTCTATTTTTGATATTGACAATAGAGCGTTAAAAGGTGAGAACGGCATATTTACACATAACTCAGTTCGCCATGACAAGAGTGATATCTACCCTTGTCCTAGGATGATCGAAATGCTTAAGAACTTATGAAAATAATAAATCATTGGCCAAAAATTTCTTTTGGAATAGTTTATTTTAAATTAATAATTGGTCCCATTAGGGTTATATCTTTAGATATAGATATATATAGAAGATTTTATTCATTTACTTTTCTTAACTTTACAATTAGAAACAGATGAAAAAACAATCAGAGGTAAGGACACAAGTAAAAAGGTTTATTAGTAGACCTGGGGTTCACGCTAAAACAAAAACATCTAAGATGAAGTCATCTAAGAACTATAAGAAACAATATAAAGGTCAAGGAAAATGAAAGTACAAAACTATAACATAGTTGCCCCAAGTATAAACGATACTGTCTTTGGTACAGCAAATGGTGACACGGCAAATTTTAATGTGCAAAGTCTTTTAGCGTTAAATTCAGTTCCATTGATAAACTCTACTGGAGTATTAACTACAGCTACTATATCAAGTACAAACACATACTTTACAGGTGCTGTTGCTGGAGCTAGTTTTGCAATAACTATGCCCACAGCTAGCTCATCAATAAACGGTGCTAAGTACGTTATTATGTCTACTGTTTCACGTCCACTTACAACATGGATAACTCCTGGAGCAGTAGGTATATTAGGTATAGCACCTCCTACGTTGTCAGCAAATGTTCCTATTTGTCTTCAGTACGACAACGCTACTACTGCATGGTATATATCTATGTAACGAATTTTTACTATATTTGTAACAAATTAAATTAAATAAAATGGAAGATAAAAAAATCTCAGACGAAGAGTTAGATAAACTTAGGTCTTTAAACCAGTCTTACAAGGACTTAAAATTTCAAATAGCTGACATCGAGGTAACATTCTCTCGATTAAAGAGTCAGAAAATCTCTACTATCGCTAATCTAGAAACATCTGCGTATGATCTTTCATCTTTTCAGGATGAACTGATTGCAAAGTACGGTGCAGACATCAAGATTAATCTTCAAACAGGTGAATATAATTAGAAAAATATCTATAGGTCCAGACTACATGAAGTGCATGCACTACGTGGTTGGACAGGAGGTCTTGGATAGGACGTATAGAATTGAGTCTATACTGTCAGAAAAGGACGGGTCTATATGTATATGGATAATTAAGGACGGAGAGATAATAAAGTGGAAGCAGTTCTCCAACACAATGCCAATTTCAA